TAAACTTTATATGCAACTATTTCTGGTGTATCACCTTCACTTATTGTATAATCATAATAACCTTGTGTTGCATTTATAGATGAATTTAATATTGAAAAATTTGCAGTTATATTTGTAACTGTATCCAATTCATTAGAATTATCTATTTTATAGTATGTTTTTGGAAAGTTATTAAAGAATAATGACATATTATTAATCTCGGTAATTTGTTAAAGCTCTTTCTTGAGCAGTTGTTCGGCCTGTAACATAAACAGGAGAAGTTGAATTTATAATTCCTCGTTCAGATCGAGCAAAATTATTTGGGTTATTAACACTTACTTGTCTCGCACTAGGTCTAATTGAAGTAGTATTTGTTTGTGGACCATACGTATTTTGATCTCTTGGTAATCCTGTTTCTGGATTTATATCACTACGACCCCAAGTATTTGGATTATTTGCATCATAGGTGGCTTTTTCTGCTTCTGCAACTTTAGTTTCATCCATAAATTGTTTAGTGACATATTGTGTTTCTTGAAATGCTAATGATAATCTAATACCAACGGGCATACCTGTACCGCCTTTTTTTGGTATAGTTTGATTATAATCACTTTCAAATGCATGAAAACCATTTGGTGCATAATCTACATCAACTTGTTTTAATACACATGAAAGTATTCTTGGAATATTTGGATTAACTTGTCCACGATAATAAAATCCAATATCAAAAGTTGATGGAGGTACTAACATATATCCTGCAGTACCTGATTTAAGTTCCGGTGCTTGATGATATTGAAACTGATAAATTATTTGTTGAACTTTTTCTGCTTCACTTTCACTTCTAGGATAAAACATATAATCAAATCTAAAATTACGTAATTCAGGTTTTGAATACATAACTTCAACCATAGGATTAACTACACCAAATTTACCAATAAATGCCGCATTAAAAGTTCGACTACTCAATACTGGAATTGAGCTTCCTAATTTATTTTTTACAGCACCTAATAAAGCAGTTATAGCATTTGATTTAGCTACTCTATCACCATTTGTATATTGATCAACTAATGATTTACCCACACCTAACATAGATAATGCATCACCTGATAATGATTGTGTATCATAAGATGCAGTTGATCCAAATTGAACTGTATCTGGCATATAAATTGCAATATTGTTCGTTAGTTTTACTACATTGTTATTAAACGTAGTTGAAGTTTGGTTTACTAAATTACCTAGAACATCACCTAATGGTGATAAAGCATCTTGAACAACATTTACAGTATCACCAAATCCAGTACCTGCAATACTATTTTTAATAGGTACACCAAATTTATCTGAAATAGCTCTTCCAATATCACCTATTACTCCTATGCCAGTACCACCATTTGATATACCACTCTGTGTAATGTATTGAGCATTAGCATTTTGTGCAGTAGGATCAACAGCACCAGGAACATTTAATTTCGATATCTGCTGAACATAAATGTTAAACAACATATAATGTCCTTGACCACCATACATTAAATCATCGGGATAACGAAATGTACCGTTAAATCCTAAATTATTTTCTGAAGGATTATTTAAAGGAACATCTTTGAATGTTACATTTGAAATCATTGCGGTTTCCTAGATTGACTACATATTTATGTGTAGTTAATTAATATTAGATATTTATATGACTTTCGGCAAGAATACTTATAAAGGGTTCTTCAAACCTAAGAATCCACAGAAATACAAAGGAAATGCAAATAATATCATCTATCGTTCTTCATGGGAACTTAGATGTATGAAGTATTTTGATGATCAGGAAAAGGTTGTTTGGTGGGCATCTGAAGAGTTTTCAATACCTTATTATTCACCTGTAGATAATAAGATGCACAGATACTTTCCAGATTTCATTATTAAAGTAAAACAAAAAGATGGCAAAGTAATGACATATGTTATTGAAGTAAAACCATCAGCACAAACACAGAAACCTGTTCAAAAGAGAAAGACTAAAAGATATATTAATGAAGCAGCAACATATGTTATTAATCAGTCAAAATGGAAAGCAGCAGATGAATTCTGTCAAGAACATGGTTGGGTGTTTCAGATTATTACTGAAAGAGAATTAGGTATCAAATAGTATTATTAATCAACCTCAACACCATTACTTATATGTTTTTTTTATAAAAAATAGGATAATATGCGAATAAATAGATCATGGCCTACTTAATTACCCGAATAAATCAAGAATTAGCTAAATCAGGATACAATGCTGGAACTAGACGTGCCAGAGATTGGTTACGAGCAAAGATTGGGGAATTGAGTCCTACACCTGCAACTATAATGCGGGATAAACAAAGATTAAAAAACACACAATTTATTGGAGGTATGTTCTTCTTTTACTACGATCCTAAGACAAAGGATTCGCTGCCATATTACGATAGGTTCCCATTGGTCATACCAATAGAACGATACTCAGACGGTTTTCTAGGGTTGAACTTGCACTACATTCACCCAAAGCAACGAATCATCCTATTGGACAAGTTAAGTGAATATGCTACTAATGATAAGTATGATGCAACAACAAAACTTAGATTAAGTTATTCATTATTGAGTGCTGCTTCAAAATCATTTGAAGCTACCCCATGTATTAAAAGATATTTGGCAAATCATGTTCAATCAAGATTTGTTAGTATAGATGCTAATGAATGGGATATCGCTGCATTGTTGCCAGTTGAAAGATTTGAAAAAGCAAGTACCGGAAAAGTCTGGTCTGATTCAAGGAAAAAATTCTAATGGCATTTACACCACAATCATTTCTTTCAAACATAAATTCAAAAGGCGGGTTAGCACGACCTAATAGATTTCAAGTAGTATTATCCATACCAAGTATAGTTGCAGATACAATAATTGCAAATGATACTTTTGGAGATCGTGATGGACCAAATGAAGACTCATTTGCAATGATTTCTATTGGTAACTATGGCAATGTTGGTTCAAAAGCTACGTTAAGTCGTTGGTTGTCTTTGCAATGTGAACAGGCAGAATTACCAGGAAAACAATTACAAACTGTTGATGCTAAAATTTATGGTCCAACTTATAAAATTCCATTTCAAGCACAATATTCTGATATCACATTACAATTTTTATGCACCACTGGTGTTATCGACAAAGATAACCCAAACGTACCAAGTTCAAGTTCTTTTTATGAAAGAAAATTATTTGATCGTTGGTTAGAAAATATTGTACCAAACAATACTAATAATGCTAGATTTCCAAAAGGTTCTGGTATAGGTGGTGGATATTTAACTAGAATTATGGTTGTTCAATTTGATGATTATATCAAACAAATATATGCAGTAGAATTAATAGATGCTTTTCCTATTAGTATAGCAGCACAACCATTAAGTTGGAATGATGATAATTTTCATAGAGTATCGGTTCAATTTTCTTATCAAAAATTTAAAACTATATATACGGGTGAAAATGTAAATGACCTTGCCGACCAAGTATTTGGTGGAATAGATGCATATAATAGAAGTGTAACACCGGGTGCACATAATTCTGTTTTATATACAGATAGTGGTGCAACAAATCGGAATCTACCATCTACTGGTATTCCTGTAGATTTGAATTTATTTAATTTAAAGAATCAGTTTACTGCAAGATACCTAAATCAACAAGTATTACAACCATTCAATACAGCAAAGAGACAAATAACAGATGCGTTCAGAATTTAATTATTAATTGGAGAAATTATGTTACCTAAAATTGATGTGCCTTTATTTACAGTTGAGTTACCTTCAACAAAAGAAAAAGTGACTTTTAGACCATTCTTGGTTAAAGAACAAAAGTTATTTTTAATGAATTCAGAAAGTAGTGATGCTCAAGAAACAATCAATGTTATTAGACAAGTAATAAAAAATTGTGTAATTAGTGATATTGATGTAGATGGATTACCAGTATTTGATATTGAATTTGTGTTCATGAATCTTCGTGCAAGATCGGTATCTGAAGTTGTAAATCTTAAATATAAATGTAATAATTTAATTGCAAAAGAAGATGGTGAAGAAAAACGGTGTGATACAGTTAATGAAATCTCTATTAATGTATTAGAAATAGAACCAACATTTTCACCAGACCATACTAGAAAAATTCAATTAACAGATGAAGTTGGACTAATGATGAAATATCCAACTTTTGAAATGATGAAAAGTATGGCAGGTAAAAATGAAAGTGAAGTTATTATGGATATGATTTATAAATGTATAGAATATATTTATGATAAAGAACAAATTTATTATACCAAAGATGTATCTGAAAAAGAACTAGAAGAATTTATTGACGGTATACAACAAAAAGATTTAGAAAAGATTCGTGTGTTTTTTGATACAATGCCAAAGATTAAAAAAGATATAGAATATAGTTGCAAAAAATGTGGATACCATGAAAGTATCACATTAGAGGGCACCCAAGATTTTTTCGGGTAATGTTTTGTCATGATACCCTAGGTAATTACTATAAGACTAATTTTTCACTAATGCATCATCACAAATATAGTCTTACAGAACTTGAGAATATGATACCTTGGGAGCGAGAAATTTATATATCATTATTGGTTAGTTTTTTAGAAGAAGAACGACAAAGAATAGAACAACAAAAATTAGCATCTAAAAGGTAAGACATGGCAAAAGATTCCAGATTAATAGATATATTCCGTCAAGAATTAAAAAATGATAAAGGAATAATGGGCGCTTTTCTTTCTGCAGCATCAGAAAGAGGTAAAGAAAAATCTGATATTAGAAATATATTACCTAAATCTGGTTTCTCTGGAGCTATTGCTGAAAAAATGTTTGGTAAATCTTATCGTTATAACAATAAAAAAGATAATTCAAAAGTAGAAAGAGTTGGTGGTGATATTTCATCATCAAAGTATTTACCTGGCATGGCAAAAGATATGAATTTGATGCGATTGAATATGCAGAAATTAGTAACTCTTGCTGGCGGCAAACCATCAAAAACACCATCAACTAGTTTATTAAAAGGAAAAACACCCACTGTTGCTGAGAAAAAAGAAACAGGTTCATCTGGTGGTGGAATATTAAGTGGAATTATGGGTGGCATAGGTGGTATAGCAGGAGGTATATTGGGTGGTATAGGATCATTAGCTGGTGGTATATTAAGTATTGGTGGTTCTGTTATCAGCGGTATTGCATCTTTAATTGGTGGTATCGCTGGTGGATTATTTTCAATTATTGGTGGTGCTATGAGTGCTATGGGTCCACTTGGATTAATATTAGCTGCAGGTGCTGGATTTATTATCTATGGGTTATCACAATCTATTGACTTTGGTAAAATAAAAACTAGTTTTGGAAGCTTATATAAAGATATTACTGACGGTATAAAAGGTATGTTAGGTATTAGTGATGATCCAAATGCAGAGTCATTATTAACTAAAACATCAAAAAAATTAGATGACTACTTTGAAACAACAAAATTCAGTGATAGTTTAAAATTTGTAAAAGATACGTTTAGTGAATTATCAGGAAGAATTTCAGATGAAGTATCATTTGCTTTTCAAACTATACAAAAGATTTTTGGTGCGATGGCACAAGATATCTATGGTTACATACAAAATTTTTGGGAAAAAAATAGAACATTAATATTTGCTGGTATTGGTGCTGGTTTAATTCAACAAGGTGGACCGGTTGGACCTTCTACTGCGCCTGGTGGGACACCAGGAAAAGGTGGACTTGGTGAAGCAGCTAACGTAGCTAAAGGTATTGGTATGGCAACAGCTGGTAAAGGATTAGCGATGCTTGGCGGTGCTGTTGCTGGTGGCGTAGTTGGATATTTAACATCTGAAGATTCGTTAGAAGATTTACAAAAAAAAATACCTGATACTGAAAAACGAATTAGAGAAATAGAAGATGCAAGAAAACAAACTGGAGATCCTAATTTATATGGCTCAGCATTAGATAACTTAAAAGAATCTTTAAAATTACAACAAGAAAGAAAAAAATTATTAGAAAGTAGAACTGGAAATCTTGCTCGTGCAACTGGAGATTTATTAAATAAACATAATGCATATATTGAAGCAGGTAAAGCTGAAAGAGTTTTAAATCGAAGTATAGAAAATTCTAAAACTCCAGCATCAACATCTCCACAAAAAGTTACTGGTACATCTGGAAGTAGTTATGCTGAATCCATTGCTAAAGGTGAATCTGGTGGTAATTATAATATTGTTTATGGTTCAAAACATGAAATAAATGGAAAACCTGTTGTTGAAAATACAATTGGTGAAGTTATTGCTTGGCAAAAATCTATGGCAGGAACAAATAGACAAGCCGCAGGAAAATATCAATTTATGAATGTTGCTGCTGAAGCTGAAAAAGCAGGTTTAAGTATGAATGATAAATTTGACGGAGTATCTCAAGAAAAAATGATGGCAGCATATACAGCAGCAAACGCTGCTACTCTAAACAGATTAGGTTTAGAAGCGTCAGCAGAAAATCTATCAATGGCACATGCGGTTGGCGTAGGTGGAACAAAAAAATTACTTGATGCACAAAGAGCGGGTATGGGTAATGCAAATTCTTTACAAGTGTTAGGTTTAAGTGGTAATGCTGCATCAACAAATCCACAGTTAAATAATAGTGTTGATTATACTATTGCAAGACTGTCTAATAAAGTAAAAGGAATGCCAGCACCACTTCTGCCAACAGAAACACAAAACTTAGCATTAGCTAAAAATAAACAAGATGATTTATTTGGTGAAGTATTAGATATATTACGTCAAATGTTAAGTGGTGATACTAAACAATCTGCACCAACCACATTTGCTGGTGCAACACCTAACACGACCAGATCAACTTCAACTGCCTATAACGATACTAAATTATTTGATTATAATTTTTTCTATACCGTAGGTCCACAATATAATAGTAAAGGTTAAAGAAAAACCCCACCTAAGTGGGGTTTCTTTGTTACGACTTCTCTGCTAGTGATTTAAAATAATCCATATCGTCATCATCTACAGAATCTTTAAATGCAGGTACTTCAATTTCTTCTTTGAAACTATGAACAGAATCTTCCGCTTTAGTTTTCATTGTAACTGCACCTTCTAAACCAAGAACTTTATCTAACCTTGTCTTTATTTGTTCATAAGACTTAAAATTCTTTGCATCATGGAAGTCTTTTAATGAATACTCTTTCTTCCACAATTCTTCTAGTTTAGTATCATCACCTTCAAACAATGCTACTGGTGAATCAAATTCAGATTTATCATAGTTACGATAATTCTCAACATTGCGAATCTTCAATTTGAAGTTTGCACCTTCCCAAAGATCAAATGGATTAATTGGCTTCTCATCAGGAAATTCAGGATCCATTGCTTCAGTAATCTTATCAAAGATTTTCTTACCAAATTTGAATATCTTAATTTGACCTTCATTCTCTTTGTTACTTGGATCGGAAACAATATAAACATTAGCATAATAACTTAACTTGCGTTTTTGATTCCGTGCAATGTTTTTGTTTGCATCAATACCAGAATTCCATAGTGTTGAATTATGTTCACACACTGGACACTTACCATTGTTGATTGTAGTTAAACAATTATCAATCAACCATCCACCTGGTCCTTGAAAACCATGATTGAATACTCGTACCCATGGAAGACCATCATCACCATCTACTGCAGGTGCAGGAAGAAACCGAATGATTGCCATACCGTTTCCTGCTTTATCTACTGATGGTTGCCACATTCTAGGATCATCTCTTGATCCTGCTTCGGCAGTTTGATTTGTTGTTGTTGCTTCGATTGCTTTGGTCAATTTGTCGAAACTATTTTGACCACGTTTTAAATTTGCGAATGAACTCATTTTTTACCTCGTATGTAATTGTATGTTAATATAACGTCTTATCCACATGATTCATAATATAATAGTATTTAGTCATGCGAATTCCTTCAATAATATAGATTTCATTTTATCACATTCAAAGTGAATAAACGGCAAATATTTTAAACATTTCCGATTGAATTCTGGCCAACGAATAGTATCAGTAATTCGTTTAGACCACATCGGAAAGAAATTCATTAGAGAATTCATAATACATAGTGTCTCTAATTGAATATCTTTTTGAAGAGTCATTGTTAATAACTTTGGATAGTCTCCATTAGTCTTAAACAATTCGTTTGTATTCTCACAATTCTCTCTAATGTATTTGCAATCATTAGTAAAAGTGTAAGTCAATGCTTGGATTATTTTCATTCGTTCTCTATGACGTACCATAGCATCTTCTTCAAATAACTTACCAACCCACATGTTTTCTTCACATAAAAAATTAGATATAAGAAATTCTATACAATCCTCTTTCTCATTTCTACGTGATAACTTGTAAAAATAATATTTGTCTTTACGGTTCTCAAATGATTCAATAGTTATTCTAGAT